GAGCACTGCAAGGTGTCCGCGGTTCTTCGGGGCTGGTGCTCCGGGGTATGTCAAGCAACGAGGAAGGCGCGGCGGATCGCTGGTTTGTGGTTCGCACTGTCACCCCATTTGAATACGAGGATGCAAGTTAATGCCTTCCAATAAGATCGACAGCAATTTCACCGGCCTCCGCTTCGCTCCCGAAGCGGTCGGCTACATCGGCTATCTGCCGGGCGAAACCCATCCTGACGACGGCGTTCTGCCGGGCGGCACGCCCGAGTGGAAACCCCTCGAACCGAACTCGTACAGCGACTTCGGTGGACAGATTTCGACCGTTGCCCGCACGCCGATCACGGCGAGCCGTCAGCGCTCCAAAGGCGTGACGACCGATCTCGACGCCTCCGCTGGCTTCCAGATCGACTTCACGGAAGACAACATTCAAGACCTGATGCCCGGCTTCTTCTTCGCTGACTGGCGTCTGGCCGCGACCCCGCTCTACACCGGCGAGAACGCCGCGATCACGGGTACGGCTGTTATCGGCGGTGTCGCCCAGTCATTCATCGACGGCATCGACACCTTCTACGCTGTCGGCGATCTCATCCGCACGTCGGGCTTCACGAACGACGCCAACAATGGCGTGTTCGTCGTCTCGAACGTCAGCACGCCCGACCAGATCACGGTCACGAACCTTGCCAGCGGTGCGCCCGGCCTCGTGGTCGAAGCCAACAACGCCAACGTCAAGGTCCGCAAGGTCGGTCGTCGCTTCGCTTCTGCCGATCTCTCGGTCGATGTGAGCGGTGGCTTCCCGGCTCTCGACAGCGCCGCGTTCACGATGACCGGCCTGAACCTCGTGCCCGGCCAGTGGATTTACATCGGTGGCGACGCCACGGCGAACCAATTCGCGAACGCCAACAACAACGGCTTCGCGCGCGTCCAGTCCGTTACGGCGGGCTCGATCTTCCTCGACAAGACGCAGAACACGATGACCACGGACGCGGGAACGGGCAAGCTCATCACCCTGTTCTTCCCCGACCTGATCAAGAACGAAAACGACCCGACCCTGATCCTCACGAAGTCCTTCCAGTTCGAGCGTTCGCTCTCGACGGCGGGCTACGAGTACGTTAAGGGCGCGGTTGGCAATACGCTGGCGATCAACGTCGCGACGGCTGACAAGGTCAACATCGACCTCGCGTTCGTCGCCACGGATCACGTCGCTCAGGTTGGCCGCAAGTCGGGCACGTTCCCGGACATCGCGACTTCGGCCACGGCTTTCAACACGTCGTCCGACTTCTCCCGCATCCGCACCGCGGAAACGGGCGTCGCGGCTGACCCGCTGTTCGCCTTCATCACCGACCTGACGCTCAGCATCAACAACAACGTCACACCGGCCAAGGCCGTCGGCGTGCTCGGCGCGTTCGACATGACCGTCGGCGACTTCGTTGTCGAAGGCAACATCACTGCCTACTTCAGCGACGTGGCCGCGGTCAACGCCGTCCGCGACAACGCTGACGTGACGGTTGACTTCGCCCTGTCGAAAGACAACGCGGGCTGGGTGTTCGACATCCCGCTCCTGACCCTCGGCGAAGGCCGTCTCGCGGTCGAGAAAGACGCGCCGATCACTCTGCCCGTCTCGCTCGCCGGTGCGAAGCACGAAACCCTGCTTACCACGCTCATCGCGTGCTACTTCAACTACCTGCCGGATGCGGCAGCGGCATAAGGGCCTAGCCCGCGGGCTCTCAGAAGAAAGGGCGGCTAGGGGCCGGAGAGAAATCTCCGGCCCCTTTCATTTTGTCTATTGACCATAATCCGGCCCGGTGGTAGCCATTAACCCTAACGCTTCACAGCCAAGGGAATACCAACCATGTCCATGTACTCTGCCTTCAAGACCGACGCCAAGAAAGAGGCCGAAGGCATTTTCGTTGAATTCGGCGAGTTCCGGGTTCTCATCCGTCGCGCCGGTGGGGCGAACAAGCTCTACGCCAAGACGATGGAAAAGCTGGTCGCGCCGCACCGGCGTATGCTTCAGCTCGGGCAACTGGCCGAAGGCGTCATGAAGTCCATCCTCGCCGAAGGCTACGCCAAGGCGGTCATCATCGACTTCCAGTACAAGGTCGAGGATGTCGGCGACGGCCTGTCCGAACCGACGATGGAATGGAAGTCCGGCATCGAACTCGCCGACGGCACCATGGGCGAAGTGACCGAAGAGCGGGTCAAGGAAATCCTGCTCGACGTGCCGTTCATCTTCGACACGATCAAGGACGCCGCGGAATCGATCGCGTCCTTCAAGTTCGAGGGTGACGAGGCCGCAGTAAAAAACTAACCGACGTTCTCACCTACCATATGGTCCATGGTGAGAACGAGGTTCAGATCGCCACGGCAGCGGCCAAACGCCGTGGCGACATCCCCGACTTCCTGAAGAATTGCCCCCAACTGGAAGAGGGGCTTGAAATCTATTGGGACGCCTTCGGTGTCCTGACCACTACGCGTCTGATGGGACAGGGTTTTATCGGCCCTATCCCGTGGACTGCTATCATCCAGTATTGCGATCGCTACGAGCTGGACTTCGAACAGAGCGAGCGCATGATTGCTTATTTGCGGGCTTTGGATAAAGTGTATCAAGAACACTTCCACAGTCGGATAAAGGCATCATGGCAAAAAACCTCGCCCCCAGCCCCCTCGCCAGCTTCCAAGTCCTAGCCGACAATCTCCAGATTCTCAGCGACCGATTTCGGAATAACGTGGCCGTGATGGCGAAGAAGGCGGCTATCGTGGTCGTCGAGGCTGGCGCTGTCCGCACGCCTGTCGATACCTCGGAAGCCCGGTCCAACTGGACGCTCGGAACCTCCACGGTGACCGTCGTACGCCCACCCTACGTCTCGGGCAAGCGCAATCTGGGGATAGGGGAGCGCACGGCTTACCAGTCGGTCGTGTCCGCCGCTCAGCGCAACGCCAGAGCGATATCCACGTCGGCGGTGGTCAACGGTCGCCCGATCAACGTCAGCAACCCTACGCCCTATATCGGCCTCCTGAACGCTGGTTCTTCGCGTCAGAACCCGGAGGGAAACTTCGACGCGATTGCTATCCAGCTCGCGAAGGGGTACATCGAATCGTATGTGCGTACAGGCAAGCTATTGACTAATTTCGACGCAGTGTAGATTGTGCGGCATTAACCCTAACGGTGCTTAACGATGGCTACCCAGCCTATTGTCATTTCGGTCACGGTGAACGGCGCGAACAACGCCGCTCGCCAGATCACGAATGTCGGCACCGCCGCCGGTCGCGCGGAGCGTTCCGTCTTCAATCTGCGCAACCTGCTTCTCGGCTTCTCGGTCGTCTCGCTCGCCAAGGGTCTTCTGGCGATCACGGACGTTGCGACCCGACTGGACAACCGCCTCAACGTGCTGACCGGCTCACAAGCCCGGTCGAACGAACTCTTCCGCGAGCTGCTGAAAGTCTCGAACGATACGCGATCCGATCTGGAAGAGACGGTCAACAACTACGCGCGCCTCGAACGCTCTACGCAGGGGTATAACCTCACGGGCCGCGAGCTGCTTGATCTCACCAAGGGCATCAACCAGTCGTTCAAGATTTTCGGTAACACGTCGGCGGAATCCGCGGCGGCGCTGGTCCAGTTTACACAGGGCCTTAGCGTGGGCGTGTTGCGCGGCGACGAATTGCGCTCCGTTTTGGAACAGGCCCCGCGTTTGGCGAAGGCGATCGCGGACGGCTTGAATGAAATCCCGGAGGGTCAAGAACTCGCGGGCAAGTTCGGTCGTCTGTTCAAGGACTTCGAATCGGGCGCGATCTCGTCGGAGCTTCTGTCGGGTAGCTTGCGCCAGCTCGGCGCGACCGGCAAGCTGACCGGCGAGCTGATCACCAAGGCGCTGCTCACCCAGTTGGGCAAGCTCAACGAAGAGTTCGAGCGCACGACGCCCACGATTGAAGACAGCATCACGATCGTCAAGAACAACTTCATCGCCCTCGCGCGCGATCCGTCGTTCCGTCTTTTCGCCAAGTCGGTGGCGACGGCGCTGATCAACTTCGCGGAAGAAATCCCGAAGGTAGTGGACGCGATCAGGCCCTTCATCGTTATTCTGGCTGAAGGTGTCGGCCTTTTCTCGGACCTCATTTCGATCGGCGCGGAATTCGTCGGTGCCATCTCGGAGTTGTTCGTTAGTCTGGCTGAAACGGCGCTTGGCGCTTTCGGTGTCGTTGCAACCGCGGGTGAAGACTCGGGCGTCACGTTCTCGAAAGTGTTCGTCAACGCTTTCGGTATCATCTTCAATTCGTTCAAGACGGTCATAGACACTCTTGTCCGGGGTGCCGCTTTCATCGGCGGTTTCATCGCGGGTGTGGCTAAGGACATTTTCCTCGCATTCGACGTTGCGTTCGACGCTATCTCCGGTGCCGCGGAAGGCCTGATCAACTTCCTGATCGACGGCCTAAATGTGTTCAAAGGCGAAAGTGAAAAGATCGCCAAGGTCAATTTCACTTCGGACAACGACCAGTTCAAGAACGAATTCCTCAACCCTCTTGAAGCGGGTACTGATGCCGCGAACAAGATGAGCGCTGCGGTGGACAAGGTGTTCGCGCCGTTCGAAGTCGCGGGCGAGAAAGCTGGCAATGCGATCGTGGCTTTCAGCCAGCGTTCCGCGGACGCCCTCGCGAAGATCAGGTCGGAAGTCCAAGAAGTCGCCGACACCGTTAATGAAATTACCGGCGATGCTGAAGCACTGCCGGTAGAAACGCAGTTGAATGCGAATGACCAGCGCCGTCTGGACAGCTTCCTCGATCGTCTTGCCGATCTGCGCGAAGGCGCGGATAGCGGTGTAGAAGGTCTGCGCGAGCTGAAGCGCGCCCAAGAACAGTACGACAAGCTCGCGGGCAACGACGAGATCGCGAAGAAGCTGCAAGGCCGGTCCAAACAGGAAGAAGAATTCGCGGCGCTTCGCACGAAGTACAGCCTGCAAGCCGTGGCCGACCTCATGCAAGAAAGCATGGCGCAGGAAGACGCCGCGCAATCTTCACTGGATCACTATCGGGCGTATCGTCTGCTTACGAAAGCGCTCAAGGACGGCGACGACGTTACGCAAGCGCAGATCGACACGCTCGCCGCCCAGCTTAAGGTCGAGCGCGATGTCATCGACGCTCAGCGTGAGAAGGACAACATCCTCGACAGCCTGACGCGCAAAGCGGACCAGTACAACGCGGTCCTGAAGGCGACCAACGAGCTGTTGGGCAAAGGCACGATCACCGAACAGCAACAGGCTCAATTCCTGAAAGAGACGGACGTTGGCCGCGGCGTGGAAGACGCGAAGCAATTCGTCGCTGATGAATCGTTGAACCCTGAAGACAAGATCGCTCGCGAGCTGGAGCTGCTTCAGGCAGAAGAAGACGCGCGTATCGCTTTCATTGACGAGGCCGCACTTCTGAACCAAGAGAGGCTGGTGGAGTACGAACAACTCCGTCTCGACACGATCGAAGCGTACTCCAAAAAGGAAACGGAAATCCGTCTGGCGGCGCAAAGCCTCCAGTACCAGAACGCATCTTCGGCGTTCGGCGATCTCGCGGAGCTGTCGAAAGGCTTCGTGAAGGAAAGCTCGGGCGTATACAAAACGCTGTTCGCCGTGTCCAAGGCATTCGCGATCGCTGACGGCTTCGTGAAGCTGAACCAAGCCATCATGAACGCGTCCGTGTCCCTGCCCTTCCCGGCGAACCTCGCGGCCATGGCGCAAGTCGGTGCGGCTGGCCTCGGACTGCTGGCGTCTATCAAGGGCGCAGTGGCCCCTGACGTGGCCCTGAAGGACGGTGGCTTCGTTGTCGGCCCCGGCGGTCCGCGAGATGACGCGGTCAACGCGGCGCTCTCGAACGGCGAATTCGTCGTGCGCGCGGACGCCGCGGCCCGTAACGCGGACTTGCTGGAGGCGATCAACTCTGGCCGATTTAATTCTGGACAAGGCGGCGGTTTGACGCTAAACCTGACCCAGAACGTGAACGGCGTGACGGACGCGCAAGGCTTCCGCGCATCTGGCCGTCAAGTTGCACAGGATACGGCTCGCGTCGTCGAGCGCGCCATCGCGAGGAATAGTTAACCATGTCGTTCCATGACGTGCGCCTCCCCGTAGACGTTGAGCGCGGAGCCAGAGGTGGCCCCGGCTTCAACACTGGCGTTTCCGCGCTCGCTTCAGGCAAGGAACAGCGCAACATTAATTGGGCGCAACAGCGGTGTGCATACGATATTTCTTATGGCATTGGCTCGAAACAGCTCTACCGGGAAATCCTCAACTTCTTCTATGTGCGCCGTGGCCGGGCGTACGGCTTCCGGTTCAAGGATTGGGCGGATTATACGCTGACCGATGAGAACATCGGCACGGGCAATGGCGTGTTGACGGCGTTCCAGATCACCAAGACATACAGCGACGCCGCGGCATCGTACGTTCGCAACATCTACAAGCCGGTCAGCGGAACCATTCAAGTTTACAAAGCAGGCGTTTTGCAAACCGTGACTACGCATTACACCATTAACCATTCGACCGGCGTCATCACGTTCTTGGTCGCGCCGACGGGCGGACAGGCGATCACGGTCACCGGCGAGTTCGACGTTCCGGTCCGATTCGACACCGACAGTCTGGACGTGACCCTCCAGTGGGTCGAGGCCGGTCAGGTGCAAGGCATCCCCCTCGTTGAACTTCGCCCGGAAGATTTGGCCTAATGCGTCTTGTCCCAGCCCTACTCGCAACGCACCTCGATCAAGAGGTCACGTCGCTCGCGACGGTGTGGAAGATCATCCGTCAGGACAACGTCACGTTCCGCCTGACGGATTGCGACGTGCCGCTGACAGTGGCCGGGGAGGTCTATTCCTCGGTCAACTCGTATCAGCGTACCGCCATTGATACAGCGCTTGGCCTGCGATCCGACAACATGGAAATCAACGGCTTCTTTGATAACGCATCGATCACGCAACAGGACATCGACAACGGCCTGTTCGATGGCGCGGAGCTGCGCATCTGGATCGTCAACCATCTCGATACGTCGCAAGGCGTCATCGCGCTCATGCGCGGTAAGCTCGGAGAATTCGAACACACCGAAGAAGGCCTGTTCAACGCCACCTTCCGGTCGATCGCGGAAGCTTTTCGCAACCGTATCGGCAACAAGTCGTCTGCCACATGCAGGACCGAACTCGGCTCGCTGAAGTGCAAGGTGCCCGTCCAGCCGCCGCTCGTTCAACGTGGCCGGTCTTATGCCGTCGGCGACTTCGTGCGCGTCTTGACCAACGCTTCTGGCATCACTCGATACGCGGTTCCGTTCGTCAACCCCAGCTTCGAAAGCGCTCTCGGCGCGGAGTGGGATGTCGTCCAAGGCTTCGTGACGCGCAGTACCAACCTTGAAGGCATCGGCCCGTACGTCGGCTCCCAGCTTCTTCGTGGCGACACCAACGGCGCGACCAATCAAGTCGAACAGGTAGTCGATCTCGACACCATCGTGGGCCTCGATCTCGATCTCATCGACACGGGCCGTGCGACGATCTCTGGTGGGGCTCGCGCCCTGTCCGGCACGCTGACATCAGTCCCCAAGGGGCGCGTCGTGTACGAGCTTCTGGATGAAGCTGACGACGTGACGGCGGTCCTGCTCGACACCGACTTCATCACCTTCTACCCGCAACTGACGTGGGTCCAGCAAACCTACGCCGACAAGCCTATCCCGCCGCTGTCGCGCAAGCTTCGCGTCACGCTCTGGATGCAGCGCGACCCAGCGACGCTTTACGCCCGGATCGCGTTCGACGACATCCTGTCCGAGATCACGACCTACGCCAGCGGCTACGGGTTCCAGACATCGTTCGAGAACCGTATCTACGAATGCACCACGGCGGGCGCTACGGCGACTTCCGCGCCGACCTATGACACTGTCGTAGGCAACCCCACCACGGACGGCACAGCGGTCTTCACGGCCCGCGAGGCGTTCATGAGGCACGCCACGATCGCGACTGTCACAGACCGCAGGACTTTCACGATCACTGTGACAGAGAGCCGGGCGGTGGACGCATGGTTCGCCGACGGCTCAGTCACCATTGAGAGCGGGGCCAATCTGGGTAAGACCATTGAAGTCAAAACGTGGACGGATGCAGGGAACATTGTGCAGTGCTTCCTGCCCTTCGCTTTTGACCTTGCGCCGGGTGACCAGTTGCGCATCTCTCCGGGGTGTGACAAAACCAGACCGACGTGTCGTGACAAGTTCGTGATCACCGGATCGACCGACTTTGCTCTCGGGAATGTGAAGAACTTCCGCGGTGAACCTGACGTGCCTATCCAAGAAACGCTCCAACTGAAAACCGCCACTTCGGTCCAGCCGCGCGCACCGGCATCGTCCACGCCGCGCTCCGGCAGCAAATACGGATAACGAGAACCACATATGGGACTTCGGTTAGGCCTCGCGAAACAGAACATAGAAGTCGGCAAAGTCGAAGAGTTTGCTGGCGGCGGATCGTATGGGAAAAACATCCCGTACGTGTTCGGCTCGCGCGTGGTCGAGGGTATGCCGCTCTGGTTCGCGCCAATCGAAGAGCGCGTTACCAAGAAGTCCAAGAAGAAAGGCCAAATCCTCGGCATCGGCGGCACAAAGGTCACCACGACCACGTACGACTACTACGCGTCATTCGCCATGTGGTTTGGCGAAGGCCCGGCCACCAAGCTCGTGCGTCTCTGGATGGACGATCTTCTGGTGTTCGACGGCGCGGAAGTCGATCTCACTGACCCGGACATCGCCCCGTTCACCGTGTTTCAGACGCGCTTCGGCAGGCGTCAGATAGTCAACGAACAGTTCAAGATACAGCAAGAGAACCGTATCCCCTACACGGTCTATCTCGGCTCGGAAGACCAAGACCAAGACCCGACCATCGTAGCGACCGAAGGCGCGGCTAACACTCCCGCGTATCGCGGGATGTGCTACATCGTGTTCAATCGCGTCAAGCTCGAACAGTTCGACAACAAGATTCCGAAAGTCCGTGCGGAGTTCATCTTCGATGTCGGCGGCTCGGACATCAGCATCAGCGAGACGACGCTTGCGGTCGAAGTGAATGACCGCGCGCAATTGCAGATCGACTACAAGCGCGGCCTGATCTACACGATGAACGACGGCGTGAACGAAGTCAGCCTCGTCACGCTCGGCTTGGATGGCACGCTCATCCGCAGCGTGACGTACCCCGATTCGCTGGACGAGGGTTCCGTCGTGATCGACATGGAATTCAACCAGCACTACTCGCGCCGGGGTACGGGTGGCATCAGACATAACTCGTTCACCGGCGCTGCGGAATACACGGACCATACCAACACCAAGCCACTCACGGGTCGTTTCGGCGGCACGATGCTGTACGCTTCACCGGGCAGCACGACGCGTTTCCTTTTCACGTCGGGCAGGACATCGTCCTCGATCCACAGGGACATCGCGTCCCACAACATTGAGGTCGGCCAGATCGCCAACATCTCCGTCTCCACGACTGGAGGCATGACTTCATATGTAACTCCGACTGCCCCGAACGACGCGCGCTTCGGCTTCGCTTACTACATCACCGGCGGTGTACTTTCCATGGTACGTTGCGACGGTGCGAACGGCACGTTCAAGTCCGACTATGCGACTATGCTCCCCGCCGCGTTCAACCTCGACAGCTTCGACGTATCGAGCGCTGCGAAGATCGGCTGGGACGATGGCAATGACCGCGTTGTCGGATTTGTCGCCGGTATCAAGAACAGCGTGTCGGTTGTCCGCATCTTCGCGTGGTCGGAAGCGACAGGCCTTGCGTGGGTGACCGAAGTTCCGTTCGGCCTGTTCTCCACTGAAGAATACAACATGACCTTCCCGCGCCTGAATGGTGGGCGATGGGCGTGGACCAATGGCTCGCAAATCTGCGCCGTCGAGCTTACGGATGGGAAGATCACGACGCAATACGACGGCGTCAACAACGGGTACGTCGGCATCAGCGGCACAACGCTGTCGCAGGCGTATGACGACAGCACGAACAAACTGTATATGCTCCAGCGCAACGCTGCTGCACCGGACGATCTGCAAGTCATCCAGCTTTTCCTCGGTGAACAGACGGGCTCTTCGCTGTCGAGCATCGTCCGTAAAGTCGCGAGCGAGTGCGGCTTGGTCGAGGGATATGACTTCGATGTCAGCGCCATCGACGACATCCCTGTCCCCGGATACCTGATCTCCAAGACGGATGAGGGCAAGAAGCATCTCGATCCGCTGCTGGAGTTCTTCCAGATCAACGTGGTCGAGCGCGACCATCGTATCTATTTCGAGGAACGTCAGACCGTGTCGCTCGACACGCTGACCACGGATGACATGCTGTCCGGCAGCAAGGGACAGGTGTTCAAGCGCGATCGCCAAGAAGAGAGCGCGCTCCCCCAGACCTACGAAGTCGAGTACGTGGACCGCATCCGCGACTACGAGAAAGGCATCCAGCGCGCCAGCCGCGTGAAGTTCCCTATCCCAACGACGGCGTCTACGAACACCGAGAACTTTGCGATCGACATCGCGCTCAATCCGTCCGATGCCAAACAGCAAGTCGAGAAGCTGATGTACGCCTCGTGGATCGAGCGTAACGCGTATGAGTTCGGCCTGCCTCAACGGTGGCTCGCCTTTACACCGGGCGATCTCGTGACCTTCGTACAGCCTTCGGGCTATACGAGCGATATCATGTTCGACAGGCTCGCTATCGGCGCGGACTTCACGATGAAGGCGAACACCGTCGAGCAATCGACCGGGATGTACGTTTCGTTCGCTACCAGCACCACGGGTAGCTGGAACGATCCGCCCATGTACCTGTCCGCCCCGTCCGAACCGTTCCTGCTCGACATCCCGTTCCTGACGGATGACGACGTGCCGACGACCGACAACCTGTCCATCGGATATTGGGCGGGCTCGGACTATGGCGCAGAAACAAACTCTTGGCCGGGCGCGTTCATTCACCGCTCGTACGATAACCTGATCTATACGCAGTTGGACGCGCGTGTGAACCGCTCCAACTGGGGAATCCTCACGTCGGCGCTCGCCGCGCCCGACAGCCCGTGGGTCACCGACAATACCAACGTGGTCAGCGTCTTCATGAACTCCGGCTATCTGGCCGCGTCCGAGTACACGATCTCGAAAGACGACATGCTGACCGGGCTCTACAACCGCGCCGTTATCTGCCATGCGGATGGCACGTTCGAGCTGATCTACTTCTCCGAAGTCGTCGAAGTCAGCGATCGTGCGCTGGAGCTTCATTCGCTTCTCCGTGGCCGTCGTGGGACCGACACCAATCTGGTCGCCGCGGCTGGCGATCGTATCGTCTTCCTGTCGGATGGACTGTACGACGACGACATTTCGACCTATGGCATCTTCGCCCAGCCCATCGCCCAGACGCTCGCTGATGACCAGTTCTACAAGGTCGTGACGCGCGGCCTTCTGGTCAGCGAGACGCTGGCTGAAACGACCAAATACACGTGCGCCGATCTCAAGCCGTATGCCCCGGATCATGTCACTGCGTTCCTTGACACCATTGGCGATATCGTCATCAACTGGGAGCGCCGTACCCGCATCGGCGGCGAGATGGAAGACTTGATTGACGTACCACTGTCCGAAGAGACTGAGGCGTACGAGATTGACATCTACAACGTCGCGGGTACAACTGTCCTCCGGACGTTGACTTCGACGGTGTCTCAGGTGGATTACCTCGCCGCCAACGTCCTTACGGATCAACTGACTGCAACTCCGGCCACGCTCAAGGTCGGGGTCTACCAAATGAGCGCAACAGTCGGACGCGGCTTTGGCCGCATAATCACGGTCGAGGTCGGATAATGACTACCCCCATTCTCAGCATTGCTGAAGTCTCACAATCGCAGTCCAACAAGGAAGTGACGATCAACGAGGCCATCCGTGCGCTTGAAGAAGCAATGCAGGCAACTCGCACCGCCGCGATCGTGGCCGCAACGACGCTGACGACCGCGCAGTTCACCGACTTCTTCCGGCATGTCTTCACTGGCACGTTCGGCGCGACGACGGTCACCGTCCCGAACACTCAACGCCTGTTCTACGTCCTGAACAACACCAACGGAAACCTGACGATACGTGCAGGGTCGTTTGCTGTTACGGTTGTGATCGAGCCCGGTCAGGGGCGGTTGCTGCATTGCGACGGGTCGGATGAGATCACCGAAGTCGGCGGATCGAGCGCTGGCGGCAACGACCATCTCGTCTCGCTGTTCCTCGCGGGCGCGGGCGTGGACGAGAGCAAAGACCTGACGTACATCTTCACACGGGCTGTCGATTTCCCGTTGAACCTGACGGACTCGCGCGGTCACGCGGCCACTGTCCACACTGGTTCGTTCGATGTCACTATAACCCTCAAGAAGAACGGCGTGGCCTTCGGGTCGGTCGAATTCTTCACCAGCATCAGCACCGCCCACTTCGCTGGCTCGGCCACGAGCTTCGCCGCTGGGGATCGCCTTACCTTCTCATGCCCGGCGGCGTTCGAAACTCTGGCGGGCATTGCCATCACTCTCGTTGGTGAGATCGTAGCCTAATGGCCGCTGGTGTATTTTCCAAAGTTGTCCACTTCACTACGCCCGCTTCGACGGGCGACTATGATGTTACGGACGTAGGCATCACAGAGACGCCGAAGCTGGTGATCCTGATCGGTGGCGCGTCTGGAGCTGGCGAAACCATCGACGCGCGCTTCACCATAGGTGCGTACGATGGCACGGATCAAAACTTCAACGCGGTGTTCGCCCAAGATGGCGTGCCCGCATCCAACACCGACCGTCGTCGCAACACAGGGCAGATTTACCGCAACGTCGAGAACACTGCGTTCCTCGCCGCTTCCGCTGTGTCCTTCCTATCGAATGGCGTGCGTCTCAATTTCGCAACGACGACGGTTGGCCGTCGCATCATGGCTATCTTTTTCTGGGGAGATGACTTCTCCGGGAAAGTCGGCACGATCGCTTACGGCACCGGCACTTCGGCGATTGCGGTAACGGGCCTCGGCTTCCAGCCTAACGCTGTGCTATTCCACGCCATCGGACAGGGCGCGGCCAACACGGCACTCGGCCTCGGTGTGATGACGCTCGGCATGGCCGCGGACAACAGCGGGGGCATCCAACGTCGAGGCTTCTTCCTGTTCTCGACAGAACCGCGAGGCGCTGGCCCCGGTCCGTCGTTGTTGATCGACGACACAGTCGCCAACGGCGAACTCTACGGCTCCAACAACACCGGAGACGCCGACCCCGGCCTTGTCATCGCGTTCAACTCGTTCGACGCAGGCGGGTTCACCGTCACTCCGGCGATAAGCACCGGCAGCGTGACTGGGGCTTATATTGCAATGAGGTTCGGCGGGCGCGACGTGACTCTGACGAGCATAGCTTCGCGCACGACGGTAGGCATAGACACCATCTCTCTTGGCTACCAACCCGAATTCTGTTTCGGTGTATCGACACGTCTTCCGAGTTTCAACAGCGTGGTCGAGCTTGGGAACGACGCTTCCAACTGGAGCGTGTTCGCTGCGGATGGAGACAATGTCCAAGGCGCACAGGCGCTCGCCGAAAGATACAACACGGACCCGACCCAGTGTAACGAGTGGCTGGATCAAGACAACATGATCCGCATCGGATCGTTGTCCGATCCGGGCATAGAAACGAACCCGCTCGTGGTAGCCCAGATGACAGCCGTGGCCGATGGTATCGAGCTGAACTACACGACGGTGAATGCGACCGCTCGCCAAAGCTGGATGTTCTCCGTCGAAGGTGAAGCACCTCCCGCATCCCTCTACGCCGCCAGCCGATTCTTCTTCAACTAACGAGACGGACATGCCGAAGCCTATGGATCGACCCGGACGCGCATTGTGGGCAGCTCAGCCGGACCCTGACTACGAGGGTAAGGCGGTCATATGCATCGGCGGCGGTCCGTCGCTCAAGGGCTACGATCTGGAGCCTTACCGGCACATTCCGACTATATCGGTAAACCAGTCGTTCGAGATCGCGCCGTGGGCCAAGTACCATCTGTTCGCTG